CAATGTCCTAAACTTGTCCAATCAATGTCAAACATGTCCAACCAAGAGTTAGATACAGATATAGAGTTAGATACAGAGATAAATATTAAACCTATATTATATAAAGCAGACTTTGATTTGTTTTGGTCAAAGTACCCTAAGAAGATTAATAAGTTATCAGCAAGCAAAGCGTGGAAGAAAATAAAACATAATGAGGAATTGTTTAATAAAATAATTAATTCATTAGATAAACATATTAAATCAGTTAACTGGTTAAAAGACGGTGGTCAATTTATACCACATGGAGCAAGTTGGTTAAATGGCGAACGATGGAATGATGAAGTAGAAGAAGCGCAAACTATTATGTTTAATAGTGGAGGTAAAAATGGAGAGAATAATAAATCCACTGGAAAAATTTCGACAGACGATTACTATAGTACCGCAGGGATGGAAGGTTTCTTTAAGTGATATTGTAAAAAAGTATCCCGAACTTAATGATATACCTGAAAAAGTCATTAACTACAGTGAGGATGAAATAAGATTTTTAGATGAAGATAGGGAAAAATGTATCGACTGTAAAAAAGAAGGAAAAGAACTGGAAGAATGTTATTATAAAGAGTTTAATTATTATGGAGAATATTTAAATACAACTACTGGTAAATGCAAAAAACAATTACACTATTATCGACTAAAGAAGATAAACAGATTACTAGGTGATTCAAGAGTTGGAAAAAGATTTCTAAATAGAAGATTTGAAACATTTGAAATAAACAAATCAAACAAGACGGCTTATAACAATTGCAAAAAATATTCTAGTGAATTTGATAAAACTAAAAGTAACGGATTAATATTGTTTGGTAGTTATGGAACAGGTAAAACTCATTTAGCAGTAGCCATATTGCACGAATTGATTGAAAGAGATATAAACGGTTTATTTGTAACAGTTCCTGAATTATTAAACGAGATAAGAAAAGATTTTAATGTTGATAAAGAAAGCAAGAAAAGCGAGTTACTTGAAAGCATTAAAACAGCAGAGTTTTTAATACTAGATGACCTCGGGGCGGAAAAGACAAGCGATTGGGTTAGAGAACAATTATTTATGATTATAAATGCAAGATATGAAAATATGTTACCGACTATAATAACTACTAATATTAAATTACTACCTGCCAATGATAAAGATATTGATAATTTAGAAAGCAAAGTAGGAGCAAGAACGGTAAGTAGAATTATAGAAATGTGTAATGGAATAATGTTGAATGGTGACGATTATAGGAAAAACAAATTAAAATAAGGTGGTGTTTTTTATTAATCCTAATATAAATAATTGGGAAACGTTAAGCAGGAGAATTACAAAAAATAAAAATAGAACTCAAATACAAAAATTATTAAACAAGCGAGAACAAATAGTAATTGACGTAACCGTAAATAATAAACATATTGCAAACTATAAAAGAAAACTAGATAAAATAACTTTTGAAATTGAATATTTGTATTATATGGGGGTTATAAAATGAAAACAGAATACGACAAATTAAATAACTGTTACCAAAAATCTCCAAACAATATCGAAGCGGATAGAAATTATTATGAATTATCACAGCGTAAAGATTTAAATCGCAATAATAAATCAAAATACAAACTAAATGGATTAAAAGCGGAAGATATTAAGCATTACAAACACAATGACAATTCCATACGTGAGGTATATGCGACAAAGCAACCAACACTAATAGTAAGCGTAGAGTCAACAAATAAAATAGCACAGGAACTAAATTTGGGAGAAGTAAAAGGTAAATTATCAGAACGATTAGCATGCAGAAAGAAAACTATTGATTTGTGCGTAACTGCTAAAAAGACATTAAGTGGATTTACGAAAAGGTAGGATGTGATAAAATGAATGAAGATAACAAATGTTCAACATGTAAAAACTTACAAAGCCGTGCTAGTTTCTGCCACTTAAATAAAGAAACTATTTATAAAATAGAAGCTAAAACAAATTGTAAAGATTATGTTAAAAGTTATCGGACGGTGTGGGAATCAACCGTAAGTAAAATAAATAGAAGCGTAAATAGAGACAGAGTAAACGTCTTAGATTGGACTGGAGTTAAATGAAATCAAGGGGTGTTATTATGTGTGAAATTAATCAACTAATAAAAATTAGTGACGATCCGAAAATACTTGGTGCGTTGCAGGAATTAGACCAATATCGCAGATCAAAATTAAAGCCTGCTACTAAGTTTTTAACCAATACACCGCATGAGCAATGGACTCATGTTATGCAAGAAATGGAAGAAGCATTAAAAGAGATAATTGATTTAGTGGACAATAAAAAAGAAGAAGCTGAACCAAAAGCGTTGGATGAACTAAACGACTTACAAATTAGCATTGAAACATTAAAAGCAATAATCGAGCCTGATGAATCGAAACGAATGGAATCAATGATTAGGACGGTTAATAAAAACAATGTTAGATATTACTATTGTTCTTAGTTGTGCGAATGCGGTTTAAATTAGCGCAATGATAGCGTAGTTAGATTTTAAAATGGTTTTAATACTAGTGGTTATGTTGGTTAAAATAATGTATTAGAATTTAAATATGAAAGAGGTAATAATATGAATACAAGTACTTTTACAGGAAAATCATGGGATGTAACAACTAAATGCACAGCAAATGGAATGTTTATTAGTGAGTTTAGTATTAGCGTATATGATGGAAAAGACAAAGAAACAAACAAGTCAAAATATTTTAACTTAAATTGCAAATGTTTTGGACAGATAGCGGAAAATGTTGGGAATCAAGTACAAAGGCAAGATGAACTGATAGTCGCAGGGCGTATGACAGTTGAAACGTGGGAAAAAGAAGGTGTTAAACAATATAAAAACGTGTTAATTATTGATGAAATTGGTAAAACTATTAGTAAGTTTCCACCAAAACAAGATAACAAAACAGATATGACTGGTTTTGGATCGGATGTCAATGACGATATTGATTTTTAAATAAAAGAGAATTATTATGAGAGAGATTGAATTTAGAGTTTATTATGAAAACAAAGAATTATTAAAGGGAGAATGAAATGGAATTTATAATAAAAAGTTTTGGGATTATATCATTATTTATGTGTGGAATGATTTTGTTAATTTTAATTTTAAATAGTTTAAATATTTTTGTGTGTAGAATTAAAAAAAGATACTTAATAGTTTATTGTAAATATTGCAAACATGGCGAAAAACATGGAAATATGGGAATGTTTTGCAATAAATTAAATAGAAGATTAATGGACAATGATAATTATTGTAAGTTTGGAGAAACAAAATAATGTTAGAATTTGAAAAACAACCAATTAGCGAACGCCAATTGCAATGGCAACGAAGATGTATTGAGTTATCAAGTGTGGACTTTAAATAAATGTGGTGGCAATGTGTTGTTTGTGGTTAAATACGAAAAGGATGGTGCTGATTAATGGATTGCATTGAATGCCGTGGTACTGGTTGTATTGATAATGAAAAATGGGGTATTGATGTTTGTTGTGTGTGTAACGGTACTGGAATTATAGTTGCGGTGGTAAATAATGAAACTAATTGAACTATCAGAGTGGGAATTAACTAGAATTATTGAATATGTGCAACAACAAATTAATGAACAGGGTAAGGTTTATACTGCATGGGATATTTTAATGGGGAAGTTGCGTGATTATGAGTAAAGATTATATATTTTCCGTCGATCCAGGGAACATTGAAAGTGCATATTCGGTACTAGATGAAGAATTACGACCTATTGAATTTGGTAAGGTAAATAACGAATGGCTGCGCGAAAACATGTTAGATGTAATTAACAAACACAAAGTATATAATATAGCTATTGAAATGATAGCATCATATGGAATGGCTGTAGGTGCTACTGTGTTCGATACTTGCGTATGGATTGGAAGATTTACAGAGGTTGCGCAACGACATAGTAATGTGGATGAAGTAAAATACATTTATCGCAAAGAAGAAAAAATGAATTTATGCGGAACTATGAAAGCGAAGGATAGCAATATAAGACAGGCTTTAATAGATCGTTTTGGGGTGGTTGGTACGAAAGGTAACAAAGGTTGGTTTTATGGTGTTAGCAATGACGTGTGGGCAGCTATAGCTTGCGGTACTACTTATTCAGATTTATATTTAAAAAGGGAGTTATAACATGCAAAAACTACCTAAAGACTGGATAACTTTAAGAGGTTTTATAGTATTGTGCTTGCAAGAGTTTGAATGTATATCAAACCAATACAAACCATGGTTATTTTTAAGTTTGATTATTGATAAAATAGTTTATTTAATTGAATTTGTTTTTGGAATGATTGTATCTACACCATTAATAATTTATTGTATTATTAAAATAACGGTAATATTAATAAGCATATTAAGCCAAAAAGTAAACCTAAACAAACAAGAGAATAAAAAGGAAGTGCGATAATGAAAGTTAAAGTAAAAATTGTTAATAAAGATATTGACCAAAACAGAGAATTTGAAGTATTGGAAGAACATGCAAATTGTTATATATTAAAATATGATGATAAGTTTTTAACAGTAAAAAAGGAGTGGTGCGAAGTGATTGAAGAAAGCAAAATAAAAACAAAGACAATTAGAATTACTAAAGATTTAAATGTTACTAAGTTAATGAAAGGTGATACATTGACTGCTGAAATTGAAATTGGAGAAAGATACATTTCCATTAGAAGTGGTATTTTAAAAGGTTTTTCTATTAATAAAGATTGTTTTGAATATATTGAAGATGAACAAATTAAACAAGGGTTTACCGTTGAATTTAAAAAATATTGCAGGAATTGTAAGTTTGATCCTGATTTTTGCAAGAAGAACAATAGTATGTGTATTTACTTTGAAAATTGGGAACATAATGAAAAATTTAATAAAATGGTTAATGATTTAGATAATAATAATATTGGATCAGCAAAAGAAGCAACCCATTACATGCAAGGAGAATATGAACCAATACTAGTAATGCAAGATAAATTAACAAAAGAACAATTTGAAGGATTTTTACTTGGTAATGTAATTAAATATTCATTAAGGATGAATCATAAATTGCAAAATAAAAGTGATGCAGGTAAATGTAGACAATATAGTGAGTGGTTAAATACTATTATTAATGGTAATAAAATAGTATTGGAGCGTTAACATGGATAGTGTAATAAATACTTATCAGTTTATTATTCAGCAATTATTAAATGAGTTAGATCGTAAAGATATTGTGGTTAAGTATTTTAAAGAAAATGGTAATCAGAGTGAAAAAGACATCGTAGAAAGGTTGTTATATAGTGAGCAGATTTTTAAAACCTAGATATTTTGATTTTAAAAATAAAAAAATTGGAAGATTGACTGTTATTGATTTGAAAAGTAGCGGAAGTGATGGAACATTTTGGAATTGTATATGTGATTGCGGAAACTTAATAATTGTTAGATCAACAAATTTAAAGAAAAATACAAAAAGTTGTGGATGTTTAAGGAAAGAAACAAAGTCTAATTTAAAGCATGGGCTATATGGAACTCCTTCATATAAAATTTGGAATAAAATGATTCAAAGATGTACTAATGAAAAAGAATTAAATTATAGTGATTATGGTAAAAAAGGAATAAAAGTATGCGATGAATGGTTAATATCTTTTGAAAGTTTTTACAAAGATATGGGAGAACGACCAAATAAATTAACTTTAGATAGAATTGATAACAATAAAGGATATTTTAAAGAAAATTGCAGATGGGCTACAATGACTGAACAACAAAATAATAGAACAAATAATGTAAAATTTGAATTCAACGGTAAAAGTAAAACATTACCTGAATGGAGCAGAATTATTGGTATTAAAACAGGAACTTTAAGATCTAGAATATCTAGCGGGTGGGATATACAAAAAGCTTTATCAACTATAGCAAGAAGTTATAATAAATAATAGTTAGTAATTTATTAAAAAGTTAGGAAGTGTATTATGTTATATACAGATTTTGTAGTTTGCAAAAGATTAACAAGAAAATTACAAAAACAAAATTATAATGTTTTTAATAAAACAAAAAGATATTATCAAGTTTGTAAATGGCGATGGTATATGCAGAATAACAAATAGATTTATTTAACGACTGCTTGAAATATAGTAGTCGTTTTAATATGTTATAATAGGTATAATAAGCGGTAATAAAATAGTAAAAACGTCTATCTAAATAACTATAATCGCTACACTGTATAGTTATATGAAGGAAGTTGAATTGATTATCAATGAGAATATAATGTTTATAATGGTTTAAAGGTTGTATTGAGAATTTAAATTTACTACAGGTGAAAACAACTATATTCATATAATGTAAAAAAATAAAAATTATTAAAAATGGTGGTGGTTTACATTGCTAGGAAATTAACGGAAAAACAGAAAAGGTTTGCTGATTATTATATAGAGTCTGGTAATGCTACAGAAGCATATAGAAAAGCTGGATATAAATGTATTAATGAAAAAACATATCAAGCTAATGCTAGTAGATTGCTAAGCAATGACATGACTAGGGAGTACATTGATAATATTATCCAAAAAAAGGATAATAAAAGAATAGCTACACAAGATGAAGTCCTTATCTATTTAACTGCTGTAATGCGTGGAGAAACACTTTCGGAAGTTGTTGTAATCGAAGGAACAGGGGATGGTAATAGTAAGGCTAGAAGGATGGATAAAGCTCCGGACGAAAAAGAAAAACTTAAAGCTGCTGAAATGTTAGCTAAAAGATATGGATTAGATAAGAAATATGAATTTGAAGAAAGAAAAACAGTTATAGCAGAAAAGCAAGCACAAGAATTAGACGATGATATAATTTATGAAGTTGAAGAACCTGATTATGAAAAAGAAAGCTAAGTTTAAACCACCATATAGAAATAAAAAATACAGGTTTATGTTTGAAAAAGATTACATACCTAAAAAGTATAATATTTTATATGGTGGTACTGGTTCGAGTAAGTCGTTTACAATGTGGTCGAAGTTAATACAAATGTGCTTGCAGTATTCAACCTTTGATATATTAATTGCTAGAAAATACGCTACAACTTTGCATGATACCGTAGAAATTCCAATATTAAATATTATGATGAAGTATTTTGTTAACTCATTAAGTGGTAATGGACTAATAGAGGGTAGAGACTATACTTATAACCGAACTCATAAGCATATTAAGTTTTCGACAGGTAGCATAATTCGGCTTAAGGGATATGACAACCCTGAAAAGTTAAAAGGTATCGATAATGTTAATGTATTAGTATTGGAAGAAGTAACAGACTTCACGCAGGACGATTTAGAGGACATACAAGACAGATTAAGAGCAACTCCACCGTCTAATCATCCATGGGGAATAGAACTTAAGGTATTTATGATGTTTAATCCAATATTTAAAACTCACTGGATAAGAGAATATTTCTTTGATATTGCCATTGACATGGGTGAAGAAATACACAAAGACATAGTAAAAGATGAATCAACTACAATGGCTTTAAAAAGCACATGGAGAGATAATTTTTATTATAATGGTCAGTATAAAGATGATAAACTTAGAAATAAAATGAAGTTAACTAATCCAAGAAAATATGGTGTTCAATGTAATGGTAATTGGGGAGTGCTTGGTGAACTTATCTATGAAAACTATGAAACTGGAACATACAGTAAAAACATATTTGATTATGAAGATTATTCGCTCTCATGCGATTTTGGTTTCGAACATAAGACAGCTATGTATTTAATAACGTTTAAAGATGATAATATTTATGTGTTGAAAGAAATATATAAAAACAAAATGATTGCAAGTGATATTATTAAAGAATACGAAACGCATTTTAAACAATATAGAACAGCAATGATATGTGATAGTGCAAGACCTGAGATAATAGAAGAAATGAGACGTAAAGGAGTATTCGCATCGCCTTGTAAAAAGGGTGCTAACAGCGTATTAGAAGGTATAGAATGGTTACAAGACCGCAGAATATTTATAGATGAAAGTTGCAAGGGATTAATTGAGGAAATACAAACATATCAATGGGAAAAAGATAAAAAAACCGGTGCAAGAATACCAAAACCAATTAAGGTAAACGACGACGGACTCGATTCTATCCGTTATGGCAGTTTAAAATTTAGAGCGAAAAGTAAGCTAGATCATGCAAATTAGACTATGAAAAATAACATAGTCTTTTCTTTTTAACTTATTCTAAAATATATTTAAAAATACTATTGCAATCTATATTAGCATGTGGTACAATAAAGACAGATAAGAGATGCGGACAACAAAGGGTGTCGGTCACAAGGAGTTTTTAAAATGAATAACGAAAAAGAATTACAAGTGGTAACTACTGAAACAACTAATAAAGAAACTGGTTTTAAATGTATGGAAATTGATATGGAAACAAATGAAGTATTCGCAGTATTTGTAATTAAGTAAATGGTGCGGTTGCAAAATGGCAACGACTATAAGGAGTTTTTGAAATGACAACACGTAAATACAACAAAGTAAAACAATTATCAAAAATGGGAAACAATCCGACAACGTTTAGCACGTTATTGCAAAAAGTAAAATTTGAAATAGATATTGATAAACTTACCGCAAAACAAATTGCAAAAATAATTGATTTAATGTACCTAAGTAAATAACAAAAAACAAAAGAGATTAGGTAAAACTAATCTCTTTTTAATATATAAAATACTTTTAAAAATAACATTGACAACCTAAAGTATTTTTGGTATAATAAAGACAGAGGTTGAGATAACAACCTACTAAAACTTAAAGGCGGTACACGAAATGAACAAGCGCGAAATGATGATCCAAGCACACAAACTAGCAAGTAAAATGGTGGGTAACTACTCAGCTAGATTATCATTAGCGTTAACTCAATTATGGGCTGTCGTTAAAAATGGAGTTGCTAAAATTGTTAATACTTTAGTAAAATGTGACTTTTACGGATCAAGAATAATCGTAGATATTGCAACTGGTGAAATAACTGGTGATACTTATACAGTAAAAGGACAACTTAAAAAATTCCACGCATCTACATGGTCAGCAGATAAAAAAGTATGGGTTATTGGTAGCACTGCAACTTTTACAAAACAAGATCATATTGATTCTTTAGTTAATCGTTACGCGGTAAAATAAAAATAACAAAAGGTGGTAGACATATGAACAAATTAGAAATAGTTAATAATGATGGTAAATTATTGGTAAATAGCAGACAGGTTGCTTTAATGATTTACAGGGAACACGGAGAACTGCTTAAAACAATTAGACAATATTGCGATTATTTAGGACAAGGGAATTTCACCTGCACCGATTTTTTCATTGAAACAACTTATTTGTCAGAACAAAATAAAATATTGCCATGTTACTCCATTACAAAGAAAGGTTGCGACATGGTTGCTAATAAAATGACTGGTGAAAAGGGAATACTATTTACGGCAACTTATGTTACTGAATTTGAAAATATGCAAAACCAATTAATGAAACCAATGTGCATGGAAGATATGATGATAAACCAACTTCAAAATATGAAAGAAGTTAGATTACAATTAGAACAAAATACAGAAAGTATTAAACAACTTGAAGCGAAGATAATAAATATACCAACCGATTATTTTACAATAGCAGGATATGCAAGTCTAAGAGGTATCAAAGTAGATGTAAGCAAGGCTAATTTATTAGGTCGTAAAGGTGCTAAATTAAGCCGTCAAAACGGTTATGACATTGGGAAAGTATATGATAGCAAATTTGGTCAAGTTAATACTTATCACTTAGATATTTTAAAGGAGTTGTTTTAATATGTATAAGTGCCTAAAAGATGGATGGATAACACTCCAAGAGTTTAAAACCAAATACGAATTAACAACATGGAAAACGACCAGTCTACCGATCAAATTAGATAAAGAATTTCAGTGCAAAATTGGTGCGGTTATATTTATCTTTGAGAGTGAAGCAATTAAAATTAAATAGTGTGGGCGGGTTGCTTGATATTAAGTAACCCGTCCTTTATGCTATAATTAATAAAAGGGGTGAAACAATGCCAACAATAAATGATATATATGCATTAACAGCGAATGGACTATCATCAACAGTAATAGTGCAACAATTAATCACAGACGATAGCATGAGCCGTAACAAACAAGAAATGATAAGTGGTGCAAACTATTACGTAGGTAAAAATGATGTGTTAGGACTTGATTTTAGACAATACAAGGCAAATGGAATAATTAAAACTAACGAAAATAGAAGTAACCAACGTATTAGCCATAATTTTACCAAACTATTAGTGAATCAAGCAGTGTCTTATATTTGCGGTAATCCGATTACATATAAATACAATGACGATGATAAATTCCAAGAATATCTTGACAATTTATTTATGTTTGATTTTGACGATAACAATGTCCAATGGCTTAAAGAATCTCGCACTAAGGGAAAAGGTTATGTACATGTTTATTATGACGTTGTAGGTCAATTAAACTATACTGTGATACCTTCCGAGCAGATAATCCCCATCTATAAAGATATGTTTAAAAAAGAGTTGCAGCAGGTTTTACGGTACTATACTTTTAATGCTATTAGTTCAGCAGGTAAACCAATTACTAGACGTAAAGTAGAATGGTGGACTGAAAAAGATGTTAGCTATTATATCGAAGATGAAGAAGGTAATTATATTTTAAATGGTGTAACTCCCCATTGGTCTTTTAGCATGAGTACGTCACCTGATATTGTAGAGGAGCACGGATGGGGTAGAGTTCCATTTGTACAGCTATTCAATAATGATGATGCCACAAGTGATTTGCAAGACATTAAAGCAAGTAATGATGCCTATGATATTATTCAGTCTGAATTTGTTAATCAAATAGCTGACGTAAGGGAAATATTAATTAAAGTTATGGGGTATAGCGGAACGTCTGCCGATGAAATACTTCAATGCTTTAGAGGAACAGGCATTGTAAAGGTTGATGATTCTAACGGAAATATTGATGTATTAAAGTCTGAAATACCAACAGAAGCAAGAACAACAGCACTAAAGACGTTGAAAGAAAACATCTTCATGTTAGGAATGGGAGTTGATACAACCACTGAAAAGCTAGGAACAGCAGTAAGTGGTGTTGCTCTTAAATTCCTTTACGGCAACTTAGATATGAAATGTAATACATCAATTCGCAAAATGCGAAAAGCAATCTATGAATTTGCATGGTTTATTACAGATGATTATAACAGAAACAATAATGCAAGTATTAATTACAGAGATATTACATTCAGCTTTAATAAAAATATGATTATGAATGATGCGGAAATTATTGAATCATTAGCTAAGTCCAAAGGATTAATCAGCGATGAAACAATTATCGAACGGCATCCATATGTATCTGATCCAACCGAAGAAGAAGAACGTATGCAGAAACAAGAAGAAAAGCAATTGGAACAGTTTAATATTGCTATGAAAGATAAACAAGATGCCACAATGGTATAAGTAATAAATTGAATGGGTAAAACCATTCTTTTTATTTATTGTTATTGACATGACATGATAACGTGATATAATGATAATATAAATATTAAAGGAGTTGAAAACAATGGCAAAAATTAAAGTAGAAGTATTCCTAGAAAAAGAACTAATTGAACTATTAAAAGGTGTGTCAAGTAATCGTAGTGAAGCTATTAGGATTTGTGTTGAAGATAAATTTAAGAAGGTAGGTAAGTAATATGAATGAGTTAAAAGTTATTGAGCAAAGAAATGTATTGGGTAAAGATTTTAAAATTTATGGTGACTTTGATAATCCTTTGTTTTTGGCAAAAGATGTAGCAGAAATGATCGAATACTCAACTGATAAGGTTGGGCAAATGTTAGTAACAGTTGATGAATTTGAAAAGAAAACCTTACCGATATATTATAGTGGTCAGGTTAGGGAAATGTGGTTTGTAACAGAAGAAGGTTTATACGAAGTTCTATTCCAAAGCATTAAACCGATTGCCAAAGAGTTTAAGAAGGAGGTAAAGATAATCCTTAAAGATATTCGTAAACATGGAATCTACGCTACTGATAAAGTTATTGAAAATATACTTAATAATCCTGATTATGGTATTGCATTGTTAACGCAACTAAAAGAAGAACGTCAAGCAAGACTTGAAGCAGAAAAAACTAATACGATACTAATGCACGTAAATAAGACTTACACAGCGACAGAGTTAGGGAAAGAATTAGGATTCAAATCGGCTATAGCGTTAAATAAAACTTTATCCGATAACAAAATTCAATTCAAACAAAATGAAACATGGGTATTTTATTCTAAATATGCTAATTGTGGTTATACTGAAATTAAGCAAACTGTATTGGACAGTGGCAAGGTTGTTTATGATCGTAGGTTTACGCAATTAGGGCGGGAATTTATTATTAAGTTGTTAAATAAATAGAAAGAAGGTATTTATGTGAGTGAAGATGTTAAAAACGAAAAAGATTGTATGTTTTATAAAGATGGTGATTGTGTTTTAAAATTAACATGCGGTCTTAAAGGTGACAAGTGTTGTGCTGATTGTATACGCGATAAAGTTAAATGTTTAAATTCGTGCGACTGTTTTAATTAATAACAATATAGCAAGGTATTAATTTATCTTGCTATTAATAAAACAAGGAAGTGTATTATAATGGATAACAAAAGATTAAACGAAATAAAAAAAGAATGTGAAGTATACGACACAGAAGAATATGAAAATATTATTGACTTGATTAAAGAAATAGAAAGATTAAAACAATCAATGTCAGTAATATACAACATATCAGCAAAAGACAAAGGATTAGACATGAAAGAAACTACACAAATTTATTGTATTGCGAGGGATAACAAATAATGAAAAGACAAGAAATATTAGATATGGTTGCAGGTGGATGTTTAGATAAAACAGTAGTAGAAAATTTATTTAAAAGTGGGTTTGTATTTAATTATAGTAGCAATCTTGCTTCTTCATGGGTTATAGTCGACTTACTACGCAAAAGCGGAATATACCTAACAATTACTATGGATAGAACAATATATCGCATTGAGGCTTATTCTGAGGAGCATATGGACGATATAGAAGAACTAGAAGGTGAATCATTACCACTGTTAATTTGCAAGATTGCATTATTGTGTAACATGTATGATTTTGTTACGTTGGAGGTGTGATATGGTCAATTGCAACGATTGTAAATATATAAATATTACAGAAGAACAATAAACTAGCAATAAAGAAAACCACGTGTGTATGATGTTTTGTGATAGACTTTTTCATAATAGTAATATAGTAGAAAAGAAGCATAATTTTATTTATCCTAGTAGCTATTGTAACGGTAAATATTTTAAAGAAGGAAGAACATATGAAACCAACAATACAAGCAACACAACAAAAACATATTAACGAACTTGAAAAAGAAAATGAGTTGTTGCATTCTAAAAATAATAAGTTAACTAAACAATTGCAAGCATTTAGAAATAAGGTTAGGAGAACGAAAACATGAATAAAAAAGAATTAATCAACTTCAACAAAAACCATCCATGCAAACATTTAAAAGATAACCAATGTGAATTTATAATTAAAACTCCATGCATAATTTGCAAAAGTTATAAGGAGAAAGAATGATAATTGATGTAGTTGTTGATGATGAAGAACAGGAAATAGAAATCCCGCCCCAAGAATACTGGATAGAAAAAGATAGAGACAGAATGATTATATTGTGGTTGGCTGTAGATCGTGTAGCCAATTTGGTTAAAGAACAATATTCAAAGGTCATAAACGATATAGAAAAAGAAGTGTATCGTTATTATGGTAAAAACTTTGCGGGCGGGTTGCCTAAATACTCAAATGTGAAAGTAACAGAACTAATTAAGAAATTAAAGCCGTCAATTGATACCGTCTACAATGCCCAACAAAAGATATTAAACACGCACCTAATAGATATGTATACCACCAACTATTTAAAGTCACTGTATGACATTCAAAGCGGAACTAAGGTATATTCTAATTTTCCAAAACCTACCGAAACAGATATTGAAAAGGTTTTAAAGTTTCCGTGGTCAGGAATAAATTACCGTGATAGAATCGAAGCAAACAACAATAAAACGATAAGCGATTTAAGACAGGAAATAACCAAGGGTATGATTCGTGGTGATGATGTTAAAACTATTTCTGATAATGTTGCAAGTAAATTAAATGTTAGTTCTAAAAACGCACAAAATATGGTACAAACCGAAAGTGGCGCAATGTTTTCAGAAAGTGACAAGGCTACTTATGAAGAATTTGGGATAAACGAATATGAGTTTGTTGCTACATTAGATGCAAGAACTACATTAATATGCAGGGAGTTAGATGGTGAGGTATTTCCAGTGAGTGAAATGCAAGCAGGCGAGAATGCTCCGGCAATGCATACGAGATGCAGAAGTTCTACGATTCCTAGTTTTAATGATTCCGTAGGTGACAAAATAGCTAGAAATATAAAGAACGGAAAATCAGAATATATTAGTGGAGAAATTACCTATAACGCTTGGATTGTTAAATATGGAGACTTCTTTTAGACTAGATTAATTTCTAGTCTTTTATTTATCTTGACAGTACGCCATATATGTACTACAATAACAATATAAACAAATGAAAGAGAGTGATAACAAAATGTATACAGTAAAAACAAATTTAATTAATAATACCAATGAAATAATAGAAACTAAATTATTAAAAACAGATACAGTTTGCAAATTTATGGATAACTTGAAACAAGCTAACGAAGAATTAGAAAACAGACAAATGTATAAAGAAATCGGAATGTTGGAATGGTATATTAAAGATAAAGGATATGACTTTTAAATATTTAAATAGTTGTTGACTGTAGTACCAATAAGTGGTACAATGCATACATAAGATAAATAAATAAAACGGAGTGATTGAAGTGTTAAAAAGAATTGGCAGTAAAAACGGATTAAAACTAAAAAGCACAAAAGATTGTTTTAAATGTAAAAATGTATGGATGGCAGGATTTTATTTTAAAGGTTAAATTATTAAAGCAAGGTGGTGCTTAATCCACCGTTAAAGGAGAGTGCAATGGAAGTAAAACAAATTGATAAACAATTAACTTATGATTTTATACTTAATAAACATTACGCTCAACGGAAACCGTCTATTAGTTACTCATTCGGCTTATATGACGATTTAAACTTAGTTGGTATACTTACTATTGGAAAGCCTGCATCTAATGCACTATGTGAAGGAATTTGCGGTAAAGAGTATTCCAGTAAGGTTTATGAATTAAACCGACTATGCGTTATTGATGGATTGCCTAAAAATACATTAAGCAAATTTGTAAGTTCGTCATTAAAACAATTAAAAAAAGAAGATCTAATATTAGTAAGCTATGCAGATAGCGGAATGAATCACTGTGGTTATATTTATCAAGCAACAAATTGGATATATACTGGCAAAACAATAGAACGAACTGATAAATATGCTGAAAACGGAAAACATTCAAGACATTACAATGATGATAATAACCATTTAAGGATATTTAGAACTGCAAAATTCAGATATGTATATTTTACTGGTAAAAGCAAAAAAGAATATTTACAACACATGAATTATGAAATTATTAAAGAATATCCCAAATTGTATTGCGAACATTACATATTGGGAGAAAAGCAAAAACGCAAAGTAATTGATACAAATACAAATACAATATTTTATGAATAGGAATGTTAACATGAATAATAAAGAGCGTTGTGATAATTGTGGTAAATGGGTATTAGAATGTTCGTTAGTAACATTGCCCGAAGAATTATATCATCTACTTGATGGTGACAATGAATTTTCAATTTGCATTAAATGTTCAAACACTAAAAAAGAAGAATACTGGAAACAATGGATACCGACTAAACGCATTACAAAGGAGGTTAAATAATGCTAAAAGAAGGAGCGATAAGAACAGAATTTTTAACCAAGGTAAGAGTAACACCACTAGAAAAAGGACTAGTACAAGTAAGAATGAAACAGCTTAAAATAACTAAAGAAAGCGAATATATCAGAAAGTGTGTTAATTTAGAAATGGAGAGTGCAAATAATGCTAAGTAGCAAATTAGAAAAATACAAGAAACTATTAAACGTGCAAAACTGGCAAATACAATTGATTGAGGAAGAATGTTTGGATTGTGATGGACATACAAAAATGTTATATAACGATTATCGAGCGGTAATAAAAATAAGCAAATCGTTAAGCGACACAGAGAAGGAATTATCCTTAATCCATGAATTGCTACACTTAGTACACAGAGATGAATATTTTACAGCTAGTGAGGTGCTAGACACTGCAGAAAACAAGTTTGTTAATACCATGTATGTAAGATTCCACGAACGATCAATCGAACAAATGGCAAAGATAATTTATAAATTAAGTATTATTGGAGGTGTTTAAAATGAATTACAGATTAGAATTAGTTAAAAAGTTTCAAAGTGAATTAGGATATAGTATTTCGCAATCACTAGATTTAATGATGAAAATAAACAAAACAACACTATCAGAAAAAGAGGCATACAATATATTTATGGCAACTGGATTTAAAGATGCAGAACAATTTATTAGTAACAAGCCAGTGATAACATATAATTCACTTAAAAATTTCAATCGGTTTTTACTTAAAGTGTTTTTAGTAATAGTAATATTAACATTTGGATTAATAACCTATGGATGCGGAACACAAGAAGATAAACCTGTACCTGTTCCAGTAGCAAAAATACAACAAGAAATTAAAGAAGAAAGTCACCAAAAATGGATTACAAAACAATTTAGTGGATGGGATGGACGGCATACAAGAATAGTGCAATTAATCAAACCAAAACTAAACGATCCTAGTAGTTTTGAACACGTAGAAACTCGCTATAGTAAGCAAGGTGACGATATAATTGTATTTATGACGTATCGTGCCAAAAATCAATATGGAGGAGTTGTGATGGGTAATGTTAAGGCTAAGGTTTGTTATAGTAATGATGCAATTGAAATAATGTAAAACGTATTAATTTAAGATCACCAAATAGTGGTCTTTTTTTATTTAAACCAACTTTTAAAATTTATGATATAATTATATTAATCTATTGCAGGAGACAACCTGCCTAAAAAGTTTAATAGAAAGGGTGACATATATATAATGGATTTAAAAACACTTCTTGGGGATTCTTACACAGAGGAAATTGCAAGCAAACTAAAAGGAATGGATATTTTCGAAAAAGGAAAAGCAATGCCACTAGAAAAATTCAATTCCAAAATGGAGGAAGTTAATAGTCAGAAGAAGGAATTAAAGGAGCAGGTCGACACTCTTAATAAAACCTTAACTGATAATAACGTTTCACTTGAAGCAATGAAAAAAGCTTCTGCTGAAAACCCTGAATTGCAGAAACAACTTAAAGAATACCAAGAAAAAATCAATGCAACTCAAAAAGAATTCGGTGATACTTTAACAGCCAAGGAAACAGAATGGCAACAACGAGAAGTTAACAACAAGAAATCATATGCAGTGCGTGAGAAGTTTATTATGGAACATGCTGATAAAGATTATATTGATATGTTAATGACTAAAACAGACCTTAATAAGATTACTATTAATGAAAATGGTAGCTTTAATGGTATTGATGACGTTGTGTTAGGCGTTAAAACTAGTTGTAGTAAGCTATTCGGTGTTCCGCAGGTAAAAGGTACTGGTACTCCTAATGGTGGCACTGGTGACGGTTTGCAAATTACCAAGGAATCATTAAAAACAATGTCTGCCGAAGATATTAATAAAAATTGGGATGCAGTACAAACGGTACTAGCACAAAAATAATGAAAGAAGGTATATTATAAATGGCTATTGACAACTTCATTCCCGCCCTTTGGAGCGCACGACTTTTGGAAAACCTTAACAAATCACATGTTTATGCTAATCTTGTAAATAGAGATTTTGAGGGTTGACCAAAACTGGCTCTCATTAAACCCCGTTAAAACTGGAATACCCTAACGTAAAGACGAGGGCAATCAGTTACCAAGCCTGTTTAGAGATTTACAGGATAGGTCCAACGACTAGTGGTGATTCTTAACCTGTACTATTAATTAAACATATGTTATAATAACAGTACGGAAAGAAAATAATTCCACCAAGAAAGCGGGGGTATAAAATGGAAAAGTATCACAAAGGTTATATGATAACTCATAACGGTTATAAATTATTAATGTCTAAAAATCATCCAAATAAAAATAAGCAAGGGTATGTAAGAGAACATATACTTGTTATGGAAAAAAGCATTGGAAGGTTTTTGACTGAAAAAGAAGTTGTTCATCATAAAGATGAAAACAAACTTAATAACGATATTGATAATTTAGAATTAATGAGTGATTATGATCATCGAAGCATACATAGTTCTAAACCAAGAAAATTAGTTAATTTAAAATTAGCTAGTGAACTTCTTTTAAAAGGGTATACGATGCCACAAGTAGCAAGTAAATTAAATTTATGTGAAAGCGGATTACGAAAAAAACTTAAAAAAGAAGGAATACAACTTGGTTTAAAGCGTGGCGGTGCTAGAAAAAAGATATTTGACGATTTTATATAAGATATAGTCTAAACTACTATCGAATTGACGGTAGGTAGCAACTGATTGACCATTAGTTGTGATGATGGAAACATCTAGAAGTTATTGATAAAGAGCAATAACGATAATAATAATGCAAATTTCAGGTCAAGGTTCATCCGTTAAAATTAATTCTATTGGTCGTGTAACTATTGGTGATTATGTAAAAAATAATGATATTACTGCCGCAGAAACTTTGACAGATACACAACGTATTTTGCTAATTGATCAAGCTAAATTTTTTAACTTTCAAATTGATGATGTTGATAAAGCGCAACAAACTCCTAAACTTATGGACGGTGCAATGGCTGAAAGTGGTTATGCTTTAGGTGATGTTACCGATAAATTCTTAGCAGGTCTTTACACTGGTGTGCAAGCTGCAAACATTGTAGGTCTAGGTAATGACACAACTCCTATCGTTCCTACTAAAGCAAACGCTTATGACTACTTGGTAACTATGAAGGTATTACTTGATGAAGCAAATGTTCCTCAAATGGGTAGATGGGTTGTAGTTCCTGCATGGTTTTATGGTTTGATGCTTACTGATGCAAGATTTATCCAAGCAACGGCAGTCGGTGATAATAGAGTTGCTAATGGAATGATCGGTAGCGCGGCAGGGTTTAGCGTTTATAGTTCGAACAACGTACCTAATACAACTGCTACTAAGTATAAAATTATTGCAGGGCATCCGATGGCAATGAGTTATGCAGAACAAATCGTTAGTGTTGAAGCATACCGTCCTCAAAACCGTTTTGCAGATGCGGTAAAAGGGTTGCATGTATATGGTGGTAAACTAGTTCGTCCCGAAGGAATTGCAGTTGCAACATTCAATCGTGTGTAATTAAATAATTAATAGGTGGACGTAAAACTCCACCTATTTTAATAAAAGGAGATAGTGTATGTGGTTTAGAAATAGAGAAACAGGTTTAGAATTTGATATTGAGAATCAAGATTTAATTAATAATCTTAAAAAAGATGGAAACTTTGAAGAAATTGCACCAGTTGAAAATCAAGAAGAATCACCAAGCAGAAAAAACTTAAATGCTAAATTAAAATCATTAGGTTATGATGGTGATTTAAGAAAACTAAGCGATGAAGATGTAATTGCTGAAATTGCAAAACTTGAAAATAAATAGATTTAAAGGGTAGTGTAAAAGCTACTCTTTTTATTTAGTTGTTGACAATATCCATATGGATATTATATAATTAAAATAATAAATTAAAGGAGTGGTTTAATTGGTTAAAAAGACTGGGTTATGGGGTAGTTCAAGATCAGTAAGACTAGAAGCAGAATGTAGGGAGTTAGGAATAGGAATAGGTGACGAAGTTGAAATATTAGTTGTTGATGGCAAAATCACAATAGAAAAAGTAATCACAGAATTTAAAGTGGTAAACGGTGTTAAATTTAGTGTAAAGGAGTAATTAAAATGATATTCAATGTAAAAGCAACCAACTACGATGCAAAAATATTCACAGCATATAACTATTTGATAATATTACAAAATTACAATTTAAAAACAACCAAAGGAGAATACAAAGATGAATTTTACACAGTAGAATTAAATTCATTAGAAGAATTAATACAATTGCAAAGAGACGTATGTTGCGAGTTAATAATTGATAGAAATAATATTGAAATTTATGACGATTGGAAAGAAACTTGATAGCTAAATACATAATAAAAGAAATACATTCAGCAAAACAAGACAATCCTAAAGGATGCTATATATCAGTAGTCGCAACGGTTTTAATAAACGGAAACGAAGAACGAGTAAAACCAGTATTTGCGGATTGGGAACAATTAAATTTAATTAAGAAAAGAGGTTGGTATAATGGATAAAGACTTTTTAAAAGATTTCGTTAAAAATGTTACCGTTTATTCTCCTAAATGTTTTATTAACAGCAGAAATGAGTTTATAATCGTTCCTAAAGACAATATTTACTTTTTGCTTGATGATGTTAAAACCGAATTAGATTTAAAATGTAAAGTTATTGCATGGTTATCACGACCAAGTTGTAAAGGAGTTAGTAAGTATTGGCAAAAAAGAATTAGGTGTATTTTTAATGATTGTTTAGAGTTTGATTTTACTTTTGAACAAATCGAAACGATATATACTTATCTAGGAAACGATTGCAATAGAAGTAAAACAATTAAGTTTATAGAATCTAATTATGATTTAAATATATTAAATAAATAGGAGTGGTAACATATGTAAAGATTTAGTAATAGTTAAAAAGTTAAATGGTGTTGAAGATGTATTTACTGATTCTAAAATTATAGGGATAAACACGAATAATCAACATAAAAATGTAATTGAACTAATTAGAAAATACGAAGATCGATTATGTTAGTTTGGAAAGGTTACGTTTGAAACGCTACCTTTGTTAAGCGGTCAAAGTGAAAAAGTATGTTTATTGAATGAAATGCAAGCAACATTTTTAATATCTCTTATGAAAAATACAAAACCAGTAGTATAATTTAAAGTTAATTTAGTTAAAGAATTTTATCGAATGAGAAGTGCCATTCAAGAAAAGCAATACCAAGAATGGTTACAAACTAGAAAAAGCGGTAAAATGATTAGACGTAACGAAACAGATAAATTAAAACTACTACTAGAATATGCAATTGCTAACGGTTCAAAAACATACGCTAATAAACCAAATTCGCTATTCGCACTATATACTAAATTAGTAAACAATAGCGTAGGAATAGCCACAGGAGAGCGCGATACGTGCGTATTTAAAGTATTAAGTATAATCATTATGTTAGAGGATATGATTCAGCACACAGTTGTTGAGGAGATCAATAAAAGAACCGACTATCACGAAATATATTATATTTGTAAAGTTAGGTGTAGTGAAATGATGCGATATGCTTATTTGCCTGAAATTAAACTATTAAAATAACCACTTTATACCATGCAGTAAAATGTATGGTATAATTTTTATGTAAATATAAACTTGGGGGTTTAAGTATGGCGAAAGATTATAAATGTGCGTTTAGTGGGCAGGAAATGGATGCTGCTATTAGGTCATATTTAAATGGTGATGGTAACGGAAAAGGAGAAAAAGGAGACAAGGGAGATGCCGGACAAAAAGGAACAGACGGTAAAAATGGCATAGATGGAAAATCGGGAGAACGTGGATATACCGGAGAAAAAGGTCAACAAGGAATCCAAGGTAATCAAGGTTTAAAAGGAGATCAAGGATTAAAAGGCGATAAAGGAAATGACGGTAAAAACGGTAGCGGATCATTAACAGATAGACAACAGCAACTAATAAATAATTGGTCTGATAGTTACTACCTGTACCTTGGTAATGATGCAAATAACCCAATTGAATTAGACTGGAAAATAATTAAAAAAGATTCATGCTTATACTTTTATAAGTATATTAGTGGAGTTTGGAAAGAATACCAAAAGATTGGCGCATCAGTACAAATGGATGTACTGATTTTAAAAGGACTATGGTCGCGAATATACGATTTAGATAATAAAGGTAAAAAGTTTAATATTTGGCGTAAGGGGTCAACTCCAAACTCTAACGTATTGGGATCAACTCAAAAATCAATGTTTCTTTTATCTGACAGTAAAATAGGTGTATCTACATCTTGGCAAGGAAAAGAAATTACATTAGAGGTAAATAAAGGTGATGAATATTTAAAATTTGAAAAATCAACATTAAAATATCAGTACGAAAACAAATCTGATTTTGAGATAATAAGAATGTTAACTGCTACATATAAAGATACAAAAGCTCGTTTAACAGTTTGGGACATTACAGACGGTAGCGAAGAAGAAAATATAAAACTGATTTATGAGTCGATGGGACGTGATGATTTTTATTTATATGGCGGTAATGTTTTAGTAGGTATTGAAGGTAATACCGTTGGTGAACTAAACGTAGAATTCAATGATAGAATTTTCTTGATTAAAGGAAGAGTTTATTTATTTGAAGCAGAATGCAGAAAAAACGATTGTGGTTTTATTGGATTAGACAACGTACCAAACATAATATTTAAAGGTTTTGAATCTGTAGATAGCCCTATAATGACTGAGAGTGGACTAGAATCGCATTTATTTAAAAACGTTAATCTTTTTTACGGTGCAAAGATTTTAAATTCTCTAGGAGAAGATTTGATTTGTAGCAATAACACCTTTAAAAAAGCAACAACTGTCGGAAATCCAACCAATGAAACAATAATTATTAGTAAAACAGGAGCAAGACAGGCAACTATATCAAAAGAAGCCACTTTAGAATTAGGAGTAGATACAAAATTAATTCCTGTTACCAAAGGACAAGAAGATTTTTATTTTGTCTTATTAGGTTTTAATGTTGGTACGCAAATAAGAAATATAGAAATATTAACTCCTTGCTTTTTAACATTAAAAGTAAATACTAAAACAGTTGTTGAAAATGTACAATTTGAAGCAGGGTTGCATAATTTAGTTTTTGAAAGAGGAATAGTTTTAAGTGATATAAACAACGTATCTTACAAAACTACTGATAGTAAAGGCAATATTATTGATGGTGCTTTACTGGGTTATTTGCCTAGTTATGAATCAGATGCAGATAACATTACAAGTGTTAAATTTGAATTGGTATACAATACTATTAGTTCGCCAGTGCCATTGGTTACCACAACTATGCTTGAAGATTATTTAATTAAATATCCTTTTGCAGATCAAAAAGTTGACAAAGGTTCAGATGTTGAATTTAACTCACTAGTTACCAATTTAATAAACGGACAACCTTATATTGCCACTGAAAACAATTACACAACCACTGAAAAGCAAAAATTAGAATCATTGCGTGATAAATTTAGAGGTCGTTTTGACAACCAATCACAATTACCACCAACCGCAACAAATGGAGATTATGCGATTGTCATTGACGTTATATATGTTTATAATAATTCGTGGATCAACACTGGTACTAAACTTGGCGGAGATATGTTAAAAGCTATTTACGACCCTAACGGAATAGCAAAAGACGTATACAACAGACAAAACCATACTGGAAAACAAGATTATACAACAATTGCAGGACTTGCAGAAATTGCATCAAGTGGAGATTTTAACACGTTGAATAACATCCCTGAACTATTGACAATTAAAGAAGCAAAAAGCAGGGATTTTTTCAAAGCCTTTACCGAAAGCGGACGTTACAGAATGTTTGATTGCGATAGTAATATACCTACTGGATATACGTCTGATAGTGACTTTTGGTGTGATGTTTATTATACCGACGATAATTTTATAAAAGTTGTTGCTTATGACGTTCGCAGTAATAAATCTTTTGTTGTTTCAAAAACTGGTGGACTATGGGGTAATTGGGAATTAACTAAAATAATAGTAAATAATACAATTAATTCAACTAGCGAAACAGAAGCATTAGCAGCAGTACAAGGATTTAATCTTTATAAAATGTTTTTTGAATCGCAAAACAACTTAAATATCGAAAAGAAATTTGATGATAATGGTTACATACAATTTGCAGGATTTATTTTTCAATGGACTACAATCAGCACTACTTCAAGCACTGGTAGCGTTACATGGACTTATCCGAAACGATTTCCTAATAAATGTGTTGGCGTTCATTCGCAAGTTTGTACTGGCACAGCAAGCGGTAGCGGTGTAGACGTAACTTATGTGTATCAACTAGGAGATAATACAGAAAAGGTAAGCATAACGCACGATTATGCAAAATCTGCAAATTCGTCATTGCAACACTATGTTTGTGCATACGGTTTTTAATTATTAAAAGACGTACTAAAATACGTCTTTTCTCTTGTTATATAATAAAAACAGGTCTAAAATGTAGTAATAACGTAAATATAAAAGGAGTGATTTATCTGTATGAGTCAAGGCATAACGGACAACAAATTGACGATTCAATACAAAAAGTAAGAGACGTTACAATGGTAGCAACTCAAATTAATTCTACTCTTAGTTTTTCTGATTCTTTAAAGTTTAATTTATTGGCATTAAACAACGATGAAATATTATGCAAAAAACTTGATGGCTCGATAAACGGCATAGGATTAACTAAAAACGACCTAGTAATAAAAGGTGACATACTAGGAGATATATCTTATCTAGTAGGTACTGGTGGAGTTTTAAAAGGAAGTGTGGTGTTTTTAACACCTGCAAATACTGTTATGTTAGCTAATTCTAATAATATTACCCATGCTGATAGAGTTGTTGGGTTGTCTTTGGTAAATGCAGATGAAAACTCAATGCAGTTGGTAAGATTAACTGGTACAATAACTAATGAAAATTGGACATTAACAGCAGGATCAATTTATTACCTTGGATACGGAGGTGAATTAACAACAATTTTACCATTAATAGGATTTATCCAAAAAATAGGATTAGCAATTAGTCCTACTACTTTAATTTTACAGATCGGCAATCCCAAATTATTATAAAGGTGGAGTAAAAATGTATAATCAACTAAGAAACAATTACTTAAAACAAGGACAACAATTTCAACAACAATTATTACAGCAACAGCAACAATTTAAACAACCAGTGCAACCAGTACAGAATACACAACAAGAAATTAATCCCAACCAATATAATGA